TTTATATATAAAACCCCCCGTGTAACCTATAGTTACATTATACACATCATTTTCACTTTTGTCAATATCTTTCTTGTACAATAATGTCGCACCCACAAAATATATTTAAAAAGTAGTTGACAAAAGTCTAATTCGTGTGTATAATATAAATAGATGCACTTTAAAAGGACACACGTACACTATAGCATACACATATGCACAAGGGGTCATCACTAAACTGCATCAAAATTTAGGGAGTTCCTAGGATTCCCTTTAACATTTAAGGATAAATAATTTATGGTATTACCTATAATAGCTGGACAAGTTATCATACACGGACTTAGAATTGCAGGACTTAGAATACTCCCCTATATAATTAGGAGTAAGACTGCAAAATCTGCAGCCCAGTATGCTACCAAAAAGGTAGGTCAGAAATCTATTACAGAAACTGGCTATGTTGTCATAACTAAAGATCCTACAAAATTTAAACTAGCTCAAAAGATATTTGGTAAGAACAGAGTATTTAGAAATGAAAGTATTCTACAAGCCCAATCTACAGCTAGTAAAGAAATTGTACCACTAAGTCAAAAGATATTAAAATCAGCATCCCCTGAAGTTAGAACAACAATTCTAAATCAGGCAGACGATGCAGCTAATGGTGTATCTAAATTTATTAGTTCATCAAGAGTTCAAACAGTTGGTGGAACTAAAGTTAGTGAACCTTTTAAACAATTCTTTGGAAAGAATTTAAAATTTAGCGACAAGACAATTGAAGCAATTAAAAAAGCTGAGATGGGTCCTCCTTCACTTAGTAAGGAAGTTATAAGAATTAGCAAAGAAGGTGTTGCTATAGGTACACCTAAGACTGTTTTAGAAACTACTAAAAAAGTTGCACAAGAAACAGCAAAAAAAGTTAAGGCACCTGAAACTAAAAATATACCAATACCTACACAAACTTTACCATCACAAAGACCTTGGTATGTAAATATTATGCCAAAGTTCTTAAGAACTACTAAAGATGTTAAAGTTATTGGACCAGAAAAGTTACCTTGGAGTGGTGCTCCATTTGCAATGAGACAGGTAACAGAAGGAGTTGCTAAAGGAAGATTAGCAGCAACAGTTGGCGGTGCTGGTGCTGCCCTGTATGGTTGGGATAAAATGACAGGACCTGATGATAAATTTCCTGTGCAAGCAGAAAAAGGAATTGAAATAGATATAAGCGAATTATTTGGTGGACAACCAGAAATATATGAGCAACAAGAACTAACATCAGGTATTGATTTCTACGACACAGATGAACAAGGAAATGTTATCCAAGCCCAGTAACATCCCCTTCAAAGAATTAATGGAGATTATAAATGCAAAACATGGATTCTACTATAATCAAGACTCCAAAAAAAAGCTTAACAGATTCACAGGAAAAGTTTCTAGACGCTTTATTCGGGGAAGCGAAAGGCAATCCAAAGAAGGCGGGAGAATTAGCAGGATATTCCGAAAATTCTTACCCAAAAGTTCTTAGAAATTTAAAAAGTGAGATTGTTTCACGTGCAGAAACGTACTTAGCTAACTATTCTGCAAGAGCAGCTACTAAAATGGTAGATATGTTAGACGAAGATGGTACTACACCCCATGCAAGTATACGTATGGAGGCTGCAAAACAGATTTTAGACCGTGTTGGACTAGCAAAAAAAGAGAAATTAGACGTAAATGTCAAGGCAATGCACGGATTATTTATTTTACCCCCTAAAGATCCAGTAAAAAAGGTAAAAATTGTAGATGAAGTTGAAAAAACTGGGTAGAGTAATACCATTTGGTTACAAAGAAAGCAAAGAACAGGGTTATTTAGAACAAATACCAGAAGAAATTGCAGCTTTAGAGGAAGCAAAGAATTATTTAAAGACTTGTTCTTACAGAGAAGTAGCTGAGTGGTTACATAGAAAAACAGGAAGATACATTTCGCATGTCGGACTTAGAAAACGAATCAAAAACAATAGAACCACCGAAGCCAAAGAAGAAACCGAAAGTAAAGGCACGGAGATCAGTCAAAGAGATACTAAACAGATCTAGAAAAAAGGTTGCGGCAGCAGAACAGACTTTAAGATCAGCAAAGAAATCTGCAGAATATATAAAAGATAAATATAAAAAAATAAATTCTGCATTAGATGGAAAAGAAACTCAAGTAATTGAACAAAGTGTAATAGACACTGCTTCTCCTAATGTTAAGGAACATTTAGATAAACAAAATGTTGTATTTAAACCTAACTACGGACCACAAACAGAGTTTCTAGCTTCTTCAGAGAGAGAAGTTTTTTACGGAGGAGCAAGAGGAGGTGGTAAATCCTATGCCATGCTTATCGACCCGCTTCGATACTGCCATAAAGAGATGCATAGAGCACTTCTTCTAAGACGGACAATGCCAGAGTTAAGAGATTTGATTACTCATTCTCAAAGATTATACTCGAAAGCATTCCCAGGAGCAAAATGGAGAGAGCAAGAAAAAGAGTGGAGATTCCCGTCAGGAGCAAAAATAGAATTCGGGTACGCAGAGAACATGACAGACGCTTTACGTTACCAAGGGCAATCTTACACATGGATAGGAATAGACGAACTTCCACAATATCCTTCGCCAGATATATTTAATTTTTTAAGATCATCACTTCGATCTGTAGATCCAGAAATACCTGTATACTTACGAGCAACAGGTAACCCAGGTAACATAGGTTCGTTATGGGTAAGAGAGATGTTTGTTGATCCAGCTATACCGAATACTGCATTCGATATCAATATAGATACGCCTGTAGGTAGGAAAGTTATAACTCGTAGATTTATACCAGCTAAGTTACAAGACAACCCTCACTTGATGCAAACAGATGACTACTATGCTATGCTTGCATCTTTACCAGAAATACAAAAGAAACAATTTTTAGATGGAGATTGGGATGCATTTGAAGACTCAGCTTTTCCAGAATTTGATAAGAATTTGCACATTGTCGAACCTTTTGAAGTACCTAAAGGTTGGCAGCGTTTTCGTTCTGCAGATTGGGGCTACAGTTCTCCTGCTTGTGTTCTTTGGTTTGCTATTGATTATGATAATAACTTATGGATATATCGAGAACTATATACCAAAAAGATTACGGCAGATGTATTTGCACGAAAAGTCTTAGAGCTAGAGCACGGAGAATACATACGCTACGGGGTCTTAGACGCTAGTACATGGGCAAAGAGAGGTGATATAGGTCCAAGTATTGCAGAAACAATGATACAACAGGGATGTCGTTGGAGACCATCAGATAGAACTCCTAAAAGTAGAATTAGCGGTAAATTAGAAATTCATAAACGATTAAAGATTGTTGATGAAAAGAAAAAAGAACCAGGAATTAGAATTTTTTCTAGTTGTAGAAATTTAATTAGAACATTACCTCTTTTACCATTGGATGATCATAATCCTGAAGATGTTAATACAGATGCAGAAGATCACGCATATGATGCTTTAAGATACGGCTGCATGAGTAGACCAATGCATACAAGTTATGCAAATAGATTTAATAAAACTCCTAGACCACAATTTCAACCAGTAGATAGAATGTTTGGATATTAGGAGTGATAAGAAAGAAAATAAAAAAATTACCAGAAATTAATAAGAAAAATTTTCCATATGATTTAGTAATTATATATTGGGAAGATATAATTAGTAATTCCGAATGGACTTATATTTCAGAAATTAAAAAATCAAAAACTGCAATTTGTAAAAGTGTTGGTTGGTTAGTTGAAAAGAATTCTAAGACAACAGTTATTATGGCAGATTTAGGTTTTGAAGATAATCAAGAAATTAAACAGGGTGGCTCATATACCACCATACCTACTAAAAACATATTGTCAATTAGAAAAATAAAAATATAGGAGCAACCCCAATGGCAAGAAAAAAGAAAACAAGAACTATATCAGATGTTATTGAGGATATTCGAGATCTACATGATAAAGAAGAAGATTTATTACAAGAGCTTGAAGATCTATCTGAAGAGTCTGATATTGAAGAAGGAGATGAATAATGGAAACTAAATTTGACCCAAATGCTAAAGTTAAAGCAGGAGATCTTAACACAGCACCTGATGGTAAACAACCAAATCAGGAAGCTAAGAATATAGATTTTTCTAAAGATGCACCTAGAAAAGGTGAATCTGAAAAATATATTAGAAATATAGATTATCCTACTAAATCAGGTAAAGAGCATGTACAAGATTCTTTATTTAAATTAGCTGATCAAAAAGATTATTAATAAACTAGGAGACACAATGGACATAAATAAAAAAATAAATCAGGGTGATCTTGGTGCTGATGCTGGCAAAACTAAAAATGGTAAATTAGAAATGAACCCTAATGAAAAAATTAAACAGGGTGATTTATCTTCAGCAGCAGACAAACCAGGAAAAAAAGAAAAAGTTGACCCATCTATTTTTAGAATGGCTGAACAAAAAGATTACTAATATTTAAATAATAATGGATAAAAAACCATACAAAGAAGAATATGATCCATTAGTTGGATACATAAGAACTAGATTTCAACAGGCAGAAACTTCTAGATTGTATGATGAAAAGCGTTGGTTAAAAGCTTACAGAAACTATAGAGGACTATATGGTGCTGAGATGGCTTTTAGAGATAACGAAAAGTCTAAAGTTTTTGTTAAGATTACAAAAACAAAAGTACTTGCATCATTTGGTCAAATTATAGAAGTATTATTTGGTTCTGGGAAATTTCCTATTGGGGTAGAGCCAACTCCTGTTCCTGAAGAAATGGCAGAGTATGCTCATCTAAAACCACAACAAATGCAACAACCTAATGGTGCTGCAAATGGAAATGGTGCAGATGCTAATCCATATGGTTATCCTGGTGATGGTAAAGAAATTCCTAAAGGGGCAACTGCAGATATGCTCATGGAAAATCTTGCACAAAATTATGAAGCATTAGGTTTAGAAGAAGGACCTGCTCCTGATTCCAGATCAATGCCACAAATAGAACCTGCAAGAATAGCTGCAGAAAAACTTCAAAAAGTCTTACATGATCAACTAGAAGAAACTGATGCTATTAAAATTCTTCGTCATGTATTTTTTGAAATGTGCTTATTAGGTACAGGTATTTTAAAAGGTCCATTTACAGAAGATAAAGTTTATCATAAATGGGATGTAGATCCTGAAACAAATGAAGAAACATATATAGCAAAAATTAAATCAGCTCCTAAATTAGAAGCAGTATCATGTTGGGATTTTTATTCAGATCCAAATGCAACTAATATGAATGATTCGGAATATGTTATTCAAAGACATTCATTTAATAGACAACAATTTGCAGATCTAATGAAGAGACCTTTATTTGAAGCAGACGCTATTCGTGCTTGTTTAGAAATGGGACCTAACTATCAAACAAGAGGATTTGAATCTTCATTATATGATAGAGAAAATATTGAAAATTTATAT